CCGACTGTCACCGACATCGTGGCGACCACGATCGAGTCGCGCTCGCGCACCATCGCCGATAACGTCACCAACAACAACGCCGGCCTTGCCTACATCAAGGACAAGGGCAACGTAAAGACCATTTCCGGCGGCTCGGAAATTCTCGAAGAGCTGGCCTTTGCCGAGAACAGCAACGGCGGCTTTTATTCCGGCTACGACCTGCTGCCGGTAGCGGCGCAGGATGTCGTCAGCGCCGCCCGCTTCTCGCTAAGGCAGGCCGCGGTGCCGATCATCATGAGCGGGCTCGAAGATTTACAGAATTCGGGCCGCGAGCAAATGATCGACCTGCTCGACTCGCGCATCAGCGTCGGCGAATCGACGATGGCCAACATCCTGTCGGCCGGCTTCTACGGCGACGGTACCAGCGCCGGCGGCAAGTCGATTACCGGCATCGACGCTGCGGTGCCTGCCGACAGCGCTACGGGGCGCGTGGCCCTGTCCACCTACGGCGGCATCGTCCGCGCGACGTGGGCTTTCTGGCGGCCGTATTTCAGCCTGATGGCGGCGGCGGCGACCAAGGACAGCATTCAACCGGCCATGAACGACACGTGGGCCAACCTCGTGCGCGGGCAGGACCGGCCGAACGTCATCATCGCCGATAGTTTTATGTGGGGCGTGTACATGGCGTCGCTGCAAGCGCAGCAGCGCTTCACCAACCCCGACAATGCGCGGCTCGGCTTCCCCACCATCAAATACATGGACGCCGATCTGGTGCTCGATGGCGGCATCTACTTCGCCAGCTCGTCATGGGGCACCGGCGCGCCGGCCAAAACCATGCTGTTCCTCAACACCAAATTCCTGAAGTGGCGTCCGCACGCGCGGCGCGACATGGTGCCGCTGTCGCCGAACAAGCGCTATGCGATCAACCAAGACGCTGAAGTGACCATCTTGGCATGGGCGGGCAATCTCACCTGCTCGGGTCAGTATTTTCAAGGGCGGCTCAAGAGCCCGTAGGCCCTGCGTTCGCTTGCGGACTCTTCGCGGCGGTGCTTTAAAACACCGCCGCGTCACCAACCGAAAGGAACACCGACATGCCCGCAGGACTTCCCGGCGACTCGCTCGCCAACAATCTCGCCAACCCCAGCGCGGGGCGCCCGGTCATCTTCGATCCTCTGTCGGGGCCGAAGGGCTCGCCACTCGACAAGGGCTCGCCCGGCACGGTATCGACCGGGGGCCTGTCCACCGGCATCGGCTTCGGGCTCAACTACGTCAACGGCGTGGCCGGCGTGGCCGCGCCGAACGCCATTTTCGCCGCCGGCTTCAATGACAACTCGGTGCCCGGCAACCGCATCGTGACCTACGCCCCGGCGCCGCCGTCCGGCGTGGTGACGGCGACCGCGGCGGACTCGACCCGCATGTACATCGGCGGCGGGCGATCGAGCACCAACGGCGTCGCCGCGGACAAGTTCAGCGTGCCCTTTGTAGCTACGCCCTACACCGCAGGCGTCGCCCTGTGCGCGGCCGGCTACGGCGGCTCGCGCGATGCCGGCGCCGGCCCGGCCTTCACCGGCTTTCCGATGCGGATGGTGACGGCCACCGGCGCGGTCGCCAACGGCAATGCAGTCGAGGCTGGCTTTCTCAATCGCAGCAACGTCGCGCTGGTGGCGACGCAATCGGTGTTTGGCTCGGATGCGGCGGCCTTGGCCGTGGCGTCCTGACAGGAGGATTGGCGATGTACGAATTCTACGATCGCGGTGGCGTCGAGTACGTGCGCATCAGTGTCGGTATCGACGTGGTGGAGCGCGTGGCGACCGAGGCCGACCATGAGGTAGCCGACGCCACCAACGCGGGCGAAAAAGCCGCCGCGGAAGCGCTCGAAGCAGCCACCAAGGAACGGATCGAGCGTGAAAACGCGAACGAGCGGCGGGCGCGGGGCCTAGAACCTGATGCGCCTGCTTACGTTGCGCCCCAACCGTCGCAGCAGCAGCTGGAAAAGGAATTCGACGCCGGGCTGCAAGCCGAGCTGGACGAAGGGCACAACGGCAAGCACAAGCGCGGGCGCAAAGGTGCCGAGTAAATCACCCGCGCAGGCGCGGCTGATGGCGGGGGTCGCGCACAACCCCGCGCTGGCGGCGAAAGTCGGCATTCCGCAGACTGTAGGCCAAGACTTCAATCGCGCCGATACCGGCACGCGCCTGCTCAAGCAGGCGATGACCGCGGCGGCGCTGCGCAGGGGGTCGCGCGGTTAGCGGCCTTTTTAACGTTTACCCAGCTATGGAGCATTGACGATGGAAACGTATGAAGGCGATCCGCAGGACTTCACTCCCGGCGACAGCCGCAAGGGCGACGAGCATCTGGCCATCCGTTTTTTTCGCAAGGCTGCACGCGACGACGTGGCCAGCGCAGCTGACGGCGTGATGCGCTTTAAAGAAGTGGACATGATCCAGATCATGGTGCCCGGCGACCGCGACAACATCATCGTGCGCCCGGCCGGCATGGGCGATATCCGTCGCTTCAGCAAGCAGTATGAGGATTGGAAGCGCAACGAAACCAGCGAACAGCTGAACGGCACCCCGCTGGAGTTGTGGGGCAAGGCGTCGCTGGCGCAGATCGAGGAATACCGCTATCTCGGGGTGCGCACCATCGAGCAGCTAAGTGCGCTATCGGACGCTGCGTGCATGAAGCTGCCCGGCGCCTTGGAAATGAAGCGCAAAGCGGCGGCGTGGCTTGAAGTGCAGAAGGACGAGGCGCCGCTGCGCAGGGTGCAGGCCGAGCTGGATCAGCGCGATCAGGTGATCGCCGAAATGGCGGCGCGACTGAACGCGCTGGAAAGCTCGCAGCAGCAAACCAAGCAGCCATCGAACCAGAGCAACCGGCGCTGATCCATGCCGGTACAGATCACGCAGTTCAACTTCGCGCAGGCGATCAACTTCATCTGCGAGCTGGTGGGCTATCCGAAATCCGCCGACCCCGCGGGCTCGACCGACACCAAGCACGGCCAGATGCGGGCCGCGGTGACGGAAGCCTGCGCGGCACTGTTGGCGCTGCGTGAGTGGCAGGATCTGACGCAATCGGGCACGGTCAGCATCGTCGGCGACGCGCCGGGGCAGCCGCAGAAAGGCTTTTCGCTGCCGGTGGACTTCTATCGCTTCGTCGACCAGACGCAGTGGAGCAACCAATCGTTGACGCCGCTTTTCGGCGGCCCGTCGTCGGCGCAGACGTGGGCGCGCTTCACCGCGATCGGCTATCCGGCGTCGGCGGCGTTCTGGCAGATCCGCAACGACCAGCTATGGGTGCTGTCGCCGCCGTACCCCAACCCGCAGCCGTTCAATTTCTTCTACATCAGCAAGGCGCAGATCATTGACGAGGTTGACCCGACGCTGCGCAAGAACAGCGTCACCAAGAACGGCGATACCTTTGTCCTCGACGCCTACCTGATCGCGCTCTTGGCGCGCAAGAAGTGGCTGGAGTGGAATAGCATGTCGTCGGAGGCGGCGACGGCCGACTTTAACGTGGCTTTCTCGTCGCGCGCCGGCGCCGACAAGGGCGCACCGATCCTGTCGATTTCCAACGCGCCGGAAGGCATACCGCTGATCGGCAACATCATCGGCACCGCGGGCATTCCCGGCCCGGTGGGCCCGGCTTCGACCATACCGGGACCGTCAGGGCCGTCAGGGCCGGCGGGCCCGGCGTCGACCGTGCCGGGGCCGGCAGGGCCCTTGGGGCCCATCGGCCCGCCGGGGCCGCTGGGGCCGTCTGGTACCCCCGGCACGACCGGCGCGCAGGGTGTGCCGGGCCCGGTGGGCCCGCCGTCGACGGTGCCCGGCCCGCAGGGCGATCCCGGTCCCGGCGGGGCGCCGGGGCCGCAGGGCCCGATCGGCCCGCCGGGGTCGGATGGCACCGGCACGTGGGGGTAGGCGGTGCCTGCAACCTCATTCCAGCCGCAGCCGCAGCGCTATCAGGGCGGCATGTTTCCTGCGCCTTTAAAGGGCCTGACCACGCGCTATGCGCTGAGCAACCAAGACCCGAATACGGCGCTGGTGCTGCGCAATGTGATGTGCCGGCGCTACGGCATCGAGCTGCGCCGTGGCTATCGGCGCTGGCTGACCAACGTTCCCGGCGAAGTGCGCTCGTTGATGTCGTACCTGCCGCCGCGCGGCAGCGGCAGCACGACCCCGCCGAAGCTGTTTGCGGGCGCCTCGGACGGCCGCATCTACGACGCTACCGTCCAGCAGCCGGCGGGCTTCACCCCGCCGCCGGCCGGGACCATGCTGGGGCAGATCAATCCCGGCGTGTGGAGCTGGACCAATTTCAGCGCCGGCGGCGAGAATTTTCTGGTGCTCTGCGCGGCCGGCGTCGGCGTGTGGACCTACGATACCGTGGGCGGCTGGGTCGATCGCACGCCGAACATCACCGGCGGCCCGGCGATCAACTTTGATTTCGTGATGGTGTGGAAGAATCGGCTGTGGTTCATCACCCTCAATTCAAACATCGCCCACTATCTGCCGGTGCTGCAAGTGCAGGGCGTGGCTTCGCCGTTCGACTTCGGCCCGCTGCTGGTGTTCGGCGGCGACGTGGCGGCGATGGCCTCGTGGACGCTTGACGCTGGCGACGGCGTTGACGACAAGCTGGTGGTGGTCGGGCGCGGCGGCGATGTGCTGGTGTACGAGGGCACCGACCCTAGCGACGCCTCGGCCTTTCGCATTGCCGGCCGCTGGGCGGTGGGTCGCGTGCCTGTAGGCAGGCGCTTCATGTCGAAATACGGCGGCGATCTGGCCATCATCAATCCCAACGGCATCGAGCGCATGAGCCAGCTGACCGCGGCACGCGGCCTCAACGTACCCGCCGGCGAGCTTGGCGGCACCGAGGACTGGGTGCGCTACATGGAAAACATCGCCCGCGATGTGCGACAGACGGGTCAAAGGACGTTCTGGCAGCTGGTGCACGTGCCCGGCGAGCAGTGCGCGTTGGTGATTACGCCGCACAACACACCGCAGGACTCGTTGCAGTACGTGTACGGCACGCTGTCGGGCGGCTGGAGCGAGTTTAACGGGCCGCCGATGCTGTCGGTGGAACCGCACGACGGCGAGCTGTATTTCGGCACTGCGGACGGCAAGGTGATGCACATGTTTTTCGGCAGCACCGACGATGCGTTGCCGGATGGCACGGTCGGGGCGCAGGTCATAGGACAGGTACAGACTTCATTCGTCGCCATGAGCAACGATGAGTTTCATACCAAGCGGCCGTTGATGGTGATGCCGATGTTCGTGGCGCCGAGCGCGCCGAGTGTCAAGGCGCAGGTCAATACCGATTGGAGCTTTCAGCCGGTGCCGGGATCGCCCGTCTACAGCCCGAGCGCGCTGGCGCTGTGGGATGCGGCCCTGTGGGACAACGCGACATGGAGCGGCGAGGGCAGCTTTTTCAATGCGTGGGTCGGCGCCGAAGGGCTTGGCACGCACTGCTCGCTGCGCATGGACTTCACCGGCGAATCGCCGGGCACGATCTTCACGACATGGAAGCTCTTGGCCGAAATCGGCAAGGGGGTGCTGTGAGCTTTGTGGTGTCCGCGCTGACAGTGCAGGAAAAGATGACCATGCTGGGCTTCCTGCATACGCATGACGTGCGACTGCCGCCGAGCGGCGATTTTCAGGCGTTTGGCTCAGTGTCGGAAACCACCAATACCTTGATGGGGGTGGTGGCGTTCAATGGCTTTTGGGGCCACGTCTGCACCATGCACACCGCGGGCGAAGGCAATTGGATCAGTCGCAAGCTTATCTGGCGCAGCTTTGATTATCCGTTTCGGCAGCTGGGTCTGCGCGCGGTGCTGGCGCCGGTAGCGGCCAGCAACGAGCGCGCTTTGCGCTTCGATCGCAAGATAGGCTTTAAAGAGGTACACCGCGTTAGCGAGGGGTGGGACGCTGGCGATGACCTGATCGTGCTACAGCTGCTGCGCGAAGATTGCCATTGGCTGCCGCGGCTCGACCAGCGCTACGCGCACTGAAGGACACCATTATGGGCGGCAAATCGGCACCGGCAGCACCAGACTATCAGGCTTACGCCCGCGAGCAGGCAGGGGCGAACGAGGCGCTGACGGCGCAGCAGAATTGGGCCAACCGGCCGACGCAGAATACGCCGTGGGGCTCGACCAGCTGGAACACGCAGCAGACGGTCGACCCCGGCACCGGGCTGCCGGTCACGCAATGGACGCAGAACCAGACGCTTGACCCGCGACTGCAAGGTGCGCTCAATCAGCAGCTCGGGTTGCAGAATCAGCGCTCGGATTTGGCCGGTAGCTTCATGAACCGGGTGCAGGGCGATTTCAGCCAGCCGTTCAACTGGGGTCAGATCAACGCCGCTACGCCGAGCGGGCAGGCGGTCGACGCCAACGCTGACCGTTACCGCATTGGCGCCTTTCAACCGCAGACGAGCGTGGCGCAGCAACAGCTCGACACCAGCCAATTGCAGCGGCAGCAATACGATGTGAACGCGCCGCAGAAGGAGGCGCTCGATACCTCGGGGCTGCGGCAGATGACCACCGGCAACGAACGGCTCGACGTTACCGGGCAGGACACCAGCGGGCTCGCATCGACCACGCAGAACACCAATCAGGCCAACTTCAGCGCCGATCGCCAGCGCATCGAGAACGAGCTGTTTCAGCGCATGCAGCCCGAGCACGATCGACAGACCGCGCAGCTGCAAACGCAGCTCGTCAATCAGGGCCTCACACCGGGCAGCGACGCCTACAAGCAACAGATGCAAACGCTGGGCGACCAGCAATCGCGCGAACGCTTCAACGCCGTGCAACAGGGTGGGCAGGAGCAACAGAACCTGCAAAGCATGCTGATGGGCCAGCAGCAACAGGCTTTCGGGCAGACTGAAGCCTCGCAACAGGCACGTAACGCGGCGCTGCAAAATCTGTTCGGGCAACAGGCGCAGGCTGGACAGTACGGGCTTGGCGCGCAACAGCAGGCATTCGGGCAAACCGAGGCTTCGCAGGCGGCGCGTAACACTGCGTTGCAAAACATGTTCGGGCAGAACGTGGCGGCGCAGCAGGGGCAGAACACGGCGGCAGGGGCAGCGTTCCAGCAAGACCTTGCCGCGCAGCAGGCGCGCAACGCCGCCTTGCAGGGGCAGTACCAGCAGGGGCTGTCATCGGGGCAGTTTTACAACCAATCACAGCAACAGATGTTTGGCCAGATGGCCGCGGCGGCGGCGCAGAATTACACGCAGGCGATGAATTCATCCCAGTATCAGAACCAGCTGCGGCAGCAGGCCATCGCCGAGGAAGCGCAGCGGCGCAACATGAGCCTCAATGAGATGAACGCGCTGTTGACCGGGCAGCAGGTGCAGTCACCGAACATGCCCGGCTTCAACTCCAATGCGCGCAGCGATGCGCCCGATTTATTGGGCGCGGCGAAGCTGACCGGGCAATCGCAGATGGATCAATTCAACGCGCAGCAGCAGGGTATGCAGGGCATGATGTCGGGCGCAATGGGGCTCGGCTCCACGGCGATGATGATGTAGATGCACAACGTCATTCAAGTGTCGGGGGGCATCGACAGCATGGCGCTCTTGTTCTACCTGCGCGGGCTGTGGGACGACTCCATTGTGATGTGGGGCGATACAGGCGCCACCTACAGGGATGTCGAGCTGATGATGGACGACGTGCGCCAGCTGGTGCCGCACTTCATGCAGGTGCGCGCTGACCAGCCGGCGGTGCTGGCCGAATTCGGCTACCCGGTGGACGTGCTGCCGATCAGTCATACGCTGGTCGGCGAGCGGGTCTACGGCCCGCAGCCTATTAGATTTCAGGCGTCGCTCGACTGCTGCGCGCGGGTGCGCTTCGCACCGTTGCAGGCGGCGGTGCGCGCCTGCGGCGCGAAAACGGTCTACCGCGGCCAGCGCAATGAGGAGCGGCGGCGGGCGCGCATCGAGCACGGCCAAGTGGACGAATTCGGCATCACCTACCACTTCCCGCTGCGCGACTGGTCGCGCGAGCGAGTGTTCGAGTACATGCGGCGCACCGCGCCCGAGTACATACCGGCCTATTACGCCAGCGGCGAGAGGACCAGCCGCGACTGTTGGAGTTGCACCGCCTACCGTGACGACAATGTAGAGCGGGTCGAGCATTTGCCACCCGAGCAGCGGATGCAGGTGGAGGGTGTGTTAAGACAATGGCAGGCCGTGGTGCGTGCCGAAATGAGAGGGGTGTGAAATGCCGATGCCGATGATGCCGGGTGGTGGGCAGATGGACCCGCAAACCTTGATG